ATGGAAGAGAAAATCAAAAGCCTTCAGTACAAGACAAAGGCAAATGATGTTGATGAGAAGGGTATCGTTACCGTTGCGGTGAACGGTATCGGTGTGAAGGACTCACAAAATGACATATCTATGCCCGGCTCATTCAATAAAACATTGAAAGAAAATATTGGTCGGATGCGTTGGTTCCTGAATCATCGTACAGACCAGTTGTTAGGTGTTCCGTTGAGTGGTAAGGAAACAGAAGGTAATTTGGTTATGGTCGGTCAGTTAAATCTTGAAAAACAGATTGGCCGTGATACGTTAGCTGATTATAAACTGTTTGCAGAGAATGGCAGAACACTTGAACATTCTATTGGGGTCAAGGCCATTAAAAGAGATTCTGTTGATCCCTGTAAAGTGCTTGAATGGCGTATGATGGAATATTCAACATTGACAAGTTGGGGGAGTAATCCCCAGACTTTCCTTGTGAATATTAAGTCTGCTACTGCCGACCAGGTAAAGGAGGCTGTTGATTTCGTTCGTAAAGCGTTCTTGCAGCATGGATATAGTGATGAGCGTTTAAAAGGTTACGATATGGAATTAAGTTTATTACTGAAGAGCCTCAACGGTGGTGCCGTTGTCTCGTGTCCTCATTGTGGTCATCAATTTGATTATGATGCAGAAACGGAGCATACCTTTGCCCAGCAGGTATTGGACTATGCTGCTGATTATCAGAGATGGATAACACAGGACATTGTAAGGGAAGAAATGGAGAAGCTCACTCCGGAGATTAGAACCCAAGTAATTTCTCTTATTGATTCTGTCAAGTCAGAAAAGAAAGAATTTACTCAAAAGGGTCTACAAGACCTTATGAATTATGTAAGATGTCCCCACTGTTGGGGAAAAGTATATCGTTCGAATGCTATTCTGCAAAACACTTCTGAAGATACCACCGGAAAAAATGAGCCGTCTGTTGACACTCAAGAAAAGAATGACGGGGAAAATGGGAACGATGAAGTAACGATTAAAGCCGCTGATAATGGCACTTTACTCGATTTCAAGAGTTTGAATAGCTGTTTCGAGAATAAATAACTTAAAATTTAAATTTTATGCCTAAAAAATTTACAGTATCAGATTTTAATCTGAAAACAGACGGTCTGCCGGCAGAACAGAAAACTTTCATGGAAAACATCGTCGGCATGATGTGTGAAGTAGTTAACAAGTCACTTGAAGGATTTGCCTCACCGGAGGAGGTAACGAAACAGTTTGGTGATATCAATAATCTATTGAAAGCCTATGATGGAGAAAAGTTCCAGCAATTGGTAAAGGACAACGAGCAACTTGTAGAACAAGTTAAAACTCTTGGTGAAAGTATCGAGAAAATGAAGCAGAAAGGTCTTTCTATGGATACTATCAACAAGTTCGATGAGAAGTTGAACGAGATGCTTGATTCTGAAAAATTCAGAGATTTCGCAGAAGGAAAAACACGCAAATCAGGAGAATTTGACGGCTTCTCCTTGAAAGATGTCGTTTCCATGACTGACAATTACACCGGTGATTTGTTGATTACTCAACAACAGAAACGTGTTGTGACTCAGGTTGCCAACAAGAAGTTGCATATGCGTGATGTATTAACGACGCTGACAGCTGATCCTGCATATCCTCAACTCGCCTATGCGCAAGTATATGCTTTCAACCGCAATGCCCGTTTTGTAACAGAGAACGGTCGTTTACCGGAATCAAGTATCAAGGTAAAAGAGATACAGACAGGAACTAAGCGCCTTGGTACTCATATCCGTATCTCAAAACGTATGTTGAAATCAAGAGTGTACATTCGTTCCTACATCTTGAACATGCTTCCTGAAGCTGTTTGGATGGCAGAAGACTGGAACATCTTGTTTGGTGACGGTAATGGTGAGAATTTGCTTGGTATTATTAATAATACTGGGGTGACTTCTGTAGAGAAGATTATCAGTACAGCCATTGTTACAGGTGCCGCCGGTGCTGTAAAAGCTATTACCGGATATAACGGTGATAAGGATGTGATTGTAGAGTTTGCAGAACCACAGGATTTGATTCTTGATGGAATGAGTATCACGTTCGCTGGCGCCGCTGTTCTTACAGAACTGAACAAAACACACGCTCTTGTGAAAATGGAAGATGGTCGTATCCTTATTCCTGGTGTCGCGTTCTCCGGTGCTGAAACGGCTACGGATAAAATGACATTCAGTGTTCATGAAGCCGGCTTTAAGAACATTGAGGAACCCAACTCTGAAGATGTAGTGAAAACAGCTTTCGCCGCAATGACATATGCCCAGTATTTTCCGAATGCTATTATTCTTAATCCAATGACTGTTAACGGTATGGAATCAGAAAAAGATACGACAGGACGTAATCTTGGTATCGTTAAAATGGTTGATGGGGTGAAATATATTGCCGGTCGTCCGATTATCGAGTATGGTGGTATTCTTCCAGGTAAGTATCTTTTAGGTGACTTTAACCAAGCCGCAAATTTGGTTGATTATACCACTTTGACACTTGAATGGGCTGAAGATGTGGAGACCAAGCTTTGCAATGAGGTTGTGCTGATGGCACAAGAAGAAGTTATCTTCCCGATTTATATGCCGTGGGCTTTCGCTTATGGGGATTTGGCCGCATTGAAGACTGCAATAACTAAAGCGTAGGATTATGGATTACATACTTAGAGGTAACGATAAGGATGTAACCAATGTACTTAAAGAGCAACGCATTCGGATTAATAGAGGGATGATTCAACTCATCCCTATTTCCGAATGTGGTCTTGTTACAGAAGAAGATGCCCGAAAGACATTGGAATGTATGCTTGCAGAGAAAAATGAAGAGATTGGCAGGCTTACTGCATCCATTGCAGAGAAAGATAAGACAATTGTTGAACTGACAGAAGAGCGTGAAACAATGAAAGCTCGCATTGCAGAACTTGAAGTACAGGTGCCTTCTGATGAAAAGAATCTTCCGGTTGCCGATTCAAAAGATTTGCAAGAGGAAGATGCCAAGGAGGTAACTGTTACAGATGATAAAGCCGTTTCCGTAGAAGATGAAAAGAAAACCGGGAAAGGCAAGACTTCTAAATAACTATCGCTATGTTGATTGATGTTTCATATTTTATGTCAGGTCCCAGGCATATTGAGAATGTTTCGGTCGCTGAAATGCCTTCGCCCCAATCTCTTGCTGTGAATGAGGTGATAAATGGGTATATTAAGGCATTTCAGCCCGAATTTCTCCGGAATGTTGTTGGTGTGACTCTTTCCCAAGCTATCACAGATTATTTGGAGCTTATTGAACGGGAAAAGGAAGATTCTTCAGATGAAGTTGATATTTCAGAAGAGAAGGAAGCCCCCCAGTCCGGATATGCAGTATTATGCGAGAAGCTGTGTGAACCGTTCGCTGACTATGTCTTTTATCATATTCTTCGTGACGCAAACACCCAGGCTACAATAACCGGGCTTGTCCGTTTGAAATGTGCTAATGAATATATAGCTCCTTTGAAGAGACAAGTAAGCACATGGAATAGCATGGTAGAGAAGAATAAACAGTTTGTTGAATGGGCTATGTCGAATGATTGTCCTTTCGATGTGAAAATAACCAAGAATCTTTTGACCCCAATTAATGCTTTCAATTTATGATAGATTTAGATATAACAGAACTGTTTGAGGAGATTGTAAAGGAACTTCCAGAAGGGCTTGAAATCCTCTATCCAAATGGGAAAGGGGGAACTAAAGTTGTGAAGTCCCCAAGGTTGAATTACATCTTCGGTAGCAGTCAATATATCAAAGATATTTTAGATGAATACAGTAAGTCTTCTGCCCAGTCTGAAAGGAAGTTTCCATTGGTTGCACTATTTACTCCAATTAGTGAGGATAGAGGTGACGCGGATTATTTTTCAAAAGCAAAGGTTTCGTTAATTATAGCTTGCTCTTCTTGTAAAGAGTGGAGCAATGAGATGCGCAGAACCACATCTTTTAAAAATATCCTTCGGCCAATCTATAAACGTTTATTGGAAGTATTATATGAAGATTCCCGGTTCGACTGCGACTATGACGAAAAAGTGAAACATAGTTATTCAGAAAACTATTCATATGGCAGATACGGAGCCTATACAGATTCCGGTGAGGCTGTGAGCGAGCCGATTGATGCCATAAATATACGCTCGATGGAAATAAAAATTAATAATCTTAATTGTAGAAGAAAATGAGAAAGATTAGAACGTGTAAGGGTTCCCGGATGAACACTGGTAGTTCTGCTTGTAGTATTGACTGGAAAAAAGTCAAAGGTGCTATCTTGGCGGAACATGGTGTCAAACTCCCTGCTGATATAACAGGTGAGAAATTGCTCGAATTGTGCCATGCAGACCGTCCCGGGCGTATTTACCCTATTTTGCCATTCCTGGAGTATGCCAAGAATGGTGGAGAGCCCCAAGTTAATGCTGTAGGGTACGGTGCAAGTGAATACAACGGGCTAAGCGCTCAAACAGACACCTTCACTTTGAAGAAATTTGATGAGGTTTTGAATGCCCAGCTTCTGAAATGTGCCAATAAAGGATGGGACGTTTACTTTTGGAATCAGGATAATATGTTGATCGGTTATAATGATGACACTGATATCCTTGCCGGTATTCCGATGTCTACTGTTTATCCGACCGTGACACAGTACCCGACCAGTAGTGCTAAGTCTGCGATGACTGTTAGTTTTTCACATGAAGATGTGGAAGACAGCCAATTGCACTTTGACTACGTGCAGTTAGACTTCAATCCCAAGAATTTCGTTAAAGGCTTGGTTGATGTTGTGTTTCAAAAGTTGGAGGCCGAAAATACTTACAAAATAGTTGAAGTTGTTGGTGGTTATGACCGTACAGAAGAATTTGGCAGTCTTATTGCTGATGGTGCTGCTGAAGTTATGAATAACGTAACTTCTGCTACGTATTCGGATGGTATCATTACCATTGTTCCTAAAGCCGGGGCGGTTCCTTCGTTGAAAGCTCCTTCTGTATTGTATGAAAAAGGAATCAGAGGTATTGAGCAGGTGTCATGAAGGTAGATAATGTTACGTTCGTCGAAGCTGCTGTGAAGGGCATGACGAAGGAAGAGTTTATTAATGCACACATTAAAGTCGTGTGGCAGGAACTGAAGGAAGCTGACCGTAAGAAGAAGCTCTCGGAAGTGTACGATGCGATAACTAAGTAACCGACGGGCTGGGGTGTGATTACAGCCCAGCCCGTTATATTTTTACTGTATGGCAGATTTTGATGAATTACATAGAGTTATTCATTCCATTGCATCCGGGTTTGAAGAGGAATGTATTAGGTGTATGGAAGAACATAAGAATGTGCTCGTTGATTGTATTCAGGAGCAATTATATTCCGGTCTGGACGGTACTGAACATCTATTGAATCCTGATTATGATACTGACACCTATTTTAACGAGCCCGGTCCCTGGCAGAACCGTGCGGAACAATATAAACGATGGAAGGAGAGGATAACTCCACCTCTTAGAAGTGAGATGCTTTATTTGCCACCGCGTCCGATTGAGGTACCTAACCTCTTTATTACTGGTACTTTCTATGATAGCATAACTGCCGATAGAATTGATTCCGGGCTTCGATTCTCAACGAAAGGATTTACGGACGGTAGTTCTATTGAGAAGAAATACGGTGAGCAGATTTTAGGCATTGGTGATACAGCTAAAGAGTACTTTAATATTATGTATCTCCGTCCCTGGATGGAACGTTTCTTTTCAGAATGTGGATATCTGTAGAAAATGGCTTGTAGTTGCGAAATAAAAAAGATGCAGAGTGAACTGGAACGTATCAGTGATCTTGCAAAGAAAGCAGCTGTCTTGGATGGTTGCATGTATGTCGTTTATCAGAAAGAAGATGGTACCTATGCTTTTGATAAACTAGGAGTTGAGATAAAAGGAAAGATTGTTGAATATAGACATTACCTGTAATTATGGCAGATTTAAAATTAAAAGATTTCGTTGATGAGAACGATTTGCAGAAATTGGTGGAGCTTGATAATACTATTGAGCGTGTGAGGGCTGATTATGTTAATGCGGCCAAAGAATTAGCAAAAGGTTTGAAACTAAATGTAGAAGGCGTTGCTGATCTTGAAAAGTTGAGTAATCTTTATAATACTCAAGCAAAAACGGCTGGTTCTGCATCTGCTGAATTAACCGAGGCTCTTAGAAAACAGTCTGAAATAACTCAAACTGTCAGTAAGAAGATAGAGGAAAAGCTAAATGTAGAGAAATTATCTGCTGCTGAATTGAAGAAACTAACCAAGGCAAACTCGGATAATGCTGCGTCCTTGGAAAAGGCTGCTAAAGCGGAAGCTAACTTGACAAAAGCGCAGAATGCCGGTAATACTACTCGTAAGAAAGCTGTTTTATCTGAAGAAGAACGTTTAAAACTTATCAGAACTGCTATTACCTTGACTAATCAGGAAGTACATAGCCGTTCACAAGCAAAGGAAATGAATAAGCAGCTGCAAAAGGCTGTTGATGTTTTGAAAGATACGGATGAAAACTATATTCGTACACTTGCCCGTCTTAATTCTACTATTGGAATCAACACTGATTACATAAAGCGAAATTCCGATCGATATAGTCAACAGAAAATGACAATTGGTGCATACCGGGAAGAAGTGAAGGCTGCATGGATTGAAATACAGAACGGTAATAAGTCCATGCAGAACATGGGAATTATTGCCCGGAATGCTGGAATGATGCTTAAAACGGAGATGGCTCCTGGGCTAAACAAAGTTGGTGCAGGATTGAAAGGGTGGGCTGCTGGATATATTGGTGCACAAGCTGTTGTTAGTGGAGTTGTTGCTTTATTTACAAAACTGCGTGAAGGAGTAGGTGATATTGTTAAATTTGAATTAGCTAATAGTAGGCTTGCTGCAATATTAGGAACCACTTCTGATAAAGTGAAGGAGTTAACTGCGGATGCTCAACGTTTGGGTGCTACAACGAAATACACTGCATCCGAAGCTACGGATTTGCAAATAGAACTTGCTAAACTAGGTTTTACTCGAAAAGAAATATTAGACGCAACAGAGCACGTTCTAAAATTTGCACAAGCTACCGGGGCAGAATTAGCAGATGCGGCTTCATTGGCAGGTGCTTCTCTTCGTATGTTTAATGCTGATACAAGAGAAACTGAAAGATATGTGTCTGCGATGGCTGTCGCAACAACCAAAAGCGCATTGTCGTTTTCATATCTCGCTACTGCATTACCAATTGTTGGACCGGTTGCAAAAGCCTTTAATTTCAGTATTGAAGATACTTTGGCTTTGTTGGGTAAATTATCGGATGCCGGCTTTGATGCTTCAATGGCTGCTACTGCTACCCGTAATGTTTTTCTAAATTTAGCTGATAGTAATGGAAAGCTGGCAAAGGCGTTAGGTAAGCCCGTTAAAACATTGCCTGAGTTAGTTGAAGGATTGAAATCGCTAAAAGAAAAAGGGGTAGACTTGAATACTACTCTTGAATTAACTGATAAGCGTAGTGTTGCCGCTTTTAATGCCTTTCTCACCGCTGTTGATAAAATATTACCACTTAGAGAACAGATTACTGGTGTAGAACGTGAATTGGGCGATATGGCTCACACGATGGGAGATAATGTTCATGGAGCTCTTGCTAACTTATCTTCAGCATGGGAAGCGTTTATGCTTTCTTTCTCCGAGTCAACGGGACCTGCTAAGGAGTTTCTTAATTGGATGGCTGATAAAATAAGAGGTATCGCCAATGATTTGAAATCTCCTGAAGAAAAAATAGAAAAGATAGATTATAATTTTAGAACACTTGCAAAAAAAGATGCGAACAAAAAGTTATTGGAAGTAGAAAAAGATTTTCAGGCAGAATATAAGAGGCTTATTGATGCTGGTGATACAGAGGAACAAGCATACACAAAAGCTGTTATTCAAATGAAAAATAAACGTATTGAAGTAACGGCCCAAGAGAGAGAAGCTTTAAAACGGATGAAAACTCGTGCTCAATATGCAACATCAGAGTTTGAAGATATGTCTTGGATAAAGAATGGTGCTGCTAAAATGTTTGGCTATTACACATCGGAAGCAGAAAAAGCGGATAAGGCTCAGTTGGAATTTTCTAAAAACTTATTCAAAATAGCATCTAGCGATGAATTTAATCGTGGACTTGATGTGATTGCAGAAAAGTTCCGTCCAAAGGGTAACGACAAAAATGGTTCAGGTATAACAGTCCTTACTGATAAAGAAAAACGTGAACAGGAAAAAGCTCTCAAAGAGAAGCTGAAAATTCATGAAACTTATCAGGAGTCAGAACTAGCTCTTATGGATGAGGGACTGGAGAAAGAACTTGCTAAAATTGGTGTTGCTTACTCGAAGAAGATTGCTGCCGTCAAGGGTAATAGCAAAGAGGAAATTGCTACACGTCAGAATTTAGCTAAGGAAATGCAGGAAAAGCTAGATGAGTTTACTATTAAGTATAATTCTGATCGTGAGAAGAAGGATGTTGAGAACGCTCTTGCTGTTGTAAAAAAGGGGTCCCAGGAAGAACTTGATTTGAAATTGCACCAGTTGGAATTGCAACGTGAAGCAGAAATTGATGCAGCAGAGAAAACAGGTGAAGATGTTTTTCTCATTGACGACAAATATGCAAAAAAGAAACAAGAACTTTACGAAAGACATGCATCCGATCAGGTGCAATTAATAGCAGAGAATGCAGCGCATGAGCAGGAAATCCGGGATGCTGCATATGTTATGGATACGCTTGCTCTTAAAAAACAGTTAGCTTCTAAGGAAATAACCCAGCAAGAGTATGCAGAACTTGAGTATCAGTTAAAATTAGATTATGTACGTAAAACAACCGAAGCTGCAATTGATGCGTTGGAGTTGGAACTTCGAAACGAAAATTTGAGTGCAGAGGATAGGGCAAAGATTGCAGAGCAGTTACAGAAATTGAAAGCGGACCTTTCCCAGCAAGAAGCAGAAGCGGAAATAGATGCTATCAATAAAGTTACTAAAGCGGATGAGAAAGCACAGAAAGAACGTCAGAGGAATCTGAAAAAATGGCTTCAAACTGCATCTCAAGCAGTGGGTGCTATTGGTGATCTAGTCTCTACTATTTATGATGGTCAGATTCAGAAAATAGAAGAAGAGCAGGAAGCTAATGATGAGAAATATGATAAGGATGTAGAACGAATACAGAATCTAGCTGATTCGGGAGCAATCTCCGAAGAAGAAGCAGAAGCTCGTAAGCGTGCGGCCAAGGAAAGAACTGAAGCTAAGAATGCTGAACTTGAAAAACAAAAACAAGAAATGGCACGTAAACAAGCCATTTGGGAAAAGGCGACTAGTGTCGCTCAAGCTGGAATAGCCACTGCACTGGCAATAACTGAAGCTTTACCGAATATTCCTTTATCTATTGTTATTGGTGCCATGGGAGCAATTCAGGTTGCAACTATTCTTGCAACTCCTATTCCTTCCTATGCAGACGGTACTCAAGGTAATGATAGGCATCCCGGCGGTGCCGCTTTAGTTGGTGATGCCGGTAAACATGAAGTTATCATGTATTCTGGAAAAGCATGGATTACTCCTGATACTCCAACTTTAGTTGATATTCCTAAAGGTGCGCAAGTCTTTCCTGATGTTGATAAGGTAGATATCTCTAATTTTGATATACCGGATTGGGACTTTCCCACATTTTCACCGACATATTTTGCATCTTCTTCCGGTGACACCATTGTTTTCAATGATTATTCCCGATTAGAAAAAAGGGTTGATAGAACAAATTTCCTTTTGATGAAGAGTCTAAAAATGCAACGCCAAGATGCTTCTAACCGTGAATTTGAACTGTATAAGTTATCTAAACTGAAATAGCCATGATTGAAAGATTAAATCAGATAACATTGAGTGATTTCATTGAACTTTCATGCGGAAACTATGCTTGTTTGCTTTCGGACTGCAAATCTATGTCCGAAAGCACGCTTAAAGAAATAGCGTCTAAATTACTTGTCGAATACAGAAGTATTGTTAATCCTTCGAATATGAAGGCTATGGTAATGGACAAAGAGGATATGCTGAAAGAACGTGCCAAACTATTGAGTCTTCGTATTTGTCAGGCTCTTGTTTCTCTTGGCTTTTATGATGATGTTCGTCAGGTATTGGGTCAACTAAATGTAGATACCCGAAATATGAGTGATGAACAAGTAATATCGAAGATTGATTATTTACTTCATTCTGCAATTTTTGAGCAAAAACGGAATGAGGAAAGACGCAGTGAGGAACATAAAGGAAGTAAGGCTACTCCTGAACAAATTCGTTCTTCTTTTGATGCTGAGATTGCTTTTCTAATGACATTCTTTAAAATGAGTATTGATTCTCGTGTAATTAGTGCTGCTGTCTACGCAAATATCGTTCATCAAGCTGATGTTGAAATATCGATCAGAAAAAGAAGCACATGATAATATTGGTACTACATATATGCTGTAATTCGATTAATTTTTAATTAAAGCGAATTATTTCATACAGTCGTTTGTACATCTCCTTTAGAATCACAAACGACTTTTTTATGAATAGAAAAAACAGCATCCATTGTATAAATAGGCATTTATACAATGTTTTATTGTCAGAATTACGTACATTAGAGACGAAGTGTAATCGGATAACAGCAGAAGTGTCCGAGGTAAAAAAAATGATTGCCTTATTGCCCCCCGATATAGGCACTCTTATTAGTTCAATCGAGCGTTCTGCTAAGGAAATGCACGAACAAAGTATCATGCACCGGAAATATGTGGAAAGGTGCATTAATGGCGAACCGAAGATACACCTAATAAGGAGGGCTGACAATGGACTTTGAAAAGGAATTATCAGAAATATATCCTTGGATATTAAAGGTGGCAAGAAAATTCTGCTGTTCCATGCAAGATGCTGAAGACTTAGCCGGTGATACAGTTTATAAGCTACTTGTGAATCGTGATAAATTTGATTGTTCTAAACCACTTCAACCGTGGTGCCTTATTATAATGAGGAATACTTATATAATAAGATACAATAGAAATTCCCTTATACATTTTACAGGGCTTGATATGGTAGACGGAAGTGCCATTTCTAACTGTACAGCTCATTCAATACTGTTTGATGATTTGGTTTCCACAATACAACGGTGTGCTAAAAAATCCCGTTGTATTGATAGTGTGATGTATTATGCTAGTGGATATTCTTATGATGAGATAAGTGAAATCCTGAACATTCCTGTTGGAACTGTAAGAAGTCGTATTTCTTCTGGACGAAAACAATTATGTCAAGAACTTAAATATTAATTTTATATGTTATTGTAGTGATTACTGGCAATCGAAAAGAAATATTATATAATTTTTTCCGATTGTCAGTAATTTATTAAATTATTATCTGTTTCTAACTTGCCATTGAAAAGTTATATCAGTTTCAGTCATCTCTAATAACTTTATTAATATAACAAAGGTACTATCCGTTGGAGAAATAATTGCAATATCTCCAACTTTCATTCTGGCAAAATGAGAAGGCTCTCTAAACACAAAAGGGTCTGTAATATCTTCAAATTTTTGGGCTCCTTTAGCACTGCGAATTGATTCATTTGGTCCCATTAAATCTACGATCCCATGTACATATTGCAATGTACACCATCTGAATTTGATGGAACGATTATCTTTTTCAGAAAATTTTATTTCAAAATTTTTACCACTGCCAATTACCGCTACTCGTCTTATACCTGATCCATATCCAATATTACAGTCACCATAAATAAAAGTCGATGATTCAATTTTATTCCTTAGTTTAGGTGTGAAAAAGCTAACATTAATATTATTTTCAAGTAGTTTTTCATAACCTTGGCAATAAATTGCCCCATTGGGGTCTAATATTCCTATAATTACATCTTTGATACCACTCTCTATGATTAAATCTGTGCAGGATTGCAGTGGCTGATTATTTGCTATATTTATGCACGGTTCTAGAGTTGTCACTAAAGTTGCTCCATTAAGAGTAGATTTATCAAGTTTCTCTATCGCTATTCTTTCAGCATGTTTTGAGGACTCTTCATCCTTAAAAGCTTTTGCCAATATGATTCCGTCTTTTGCTATTACAGCTCCAACTTTAGGAAATGAAGTACATTTTGATTGTTCTTCTATTGCAATCTTCATTAAATCGACATTTGATAATTTCTGTTCCATTTTGATTATTGTATTTGTTTTTTTCAAAGATATAAATATTAAATTGAAAACAAGAATGCTAATATGAAATATTTTCACTTTTGAAAGCTATGATAATTTTTTAATATAGATATCGGTATAAAAAGGAAGCTGTGATGCGAATGGCGATATTTCTTTTGAAAGTAAATAACTATATATAGGGAGTTTTAAAATGAGAATTTCTTCTCTTATAATGTATTCCTTTGATAAATAGATGATTATATGATGATTTGATAAGGGGAGACTTTCAAGAATTTAGCCAATCGGAAAACCGGTTGGCTTTTTCTATATATTTGCTCGTGAACGTTCAAAAGGAGTTAAAATGCTTTGTAAATATGTACTTACCGTTGATAGTATTTCCTATGATATTCCCAAATCTTGTATTCAGAATTGGGATGAAATAAAGTTTTCCCGTAAACGCTCCGGACTTGAAGGAATAACTAGAACCTTTACTTCAAAATTCCAGTTTGTGGGAGAAGCCTATGATCTCATATTGGAGGAGTATTTGAGCAAATACCTAGCTTCTAATGCTAGTATCACTGTTTATACTATAACTAATTCTCATACTTATGAAGAATTCTTCAGTTGCCGACTGGATTTCGGTTCATTGACCTATGATGGAAATACTGTTTCTATTAATTCGATAGATGATAGTGTCGCTAATATCATAAAGGCTAACAAAGGAACGCAGTACGAATATTCGGTAGATGAGATAAAAGATACATATCAGCTTTATTATGATTCTGTAAGTATGAATTATAGTCAACCGCATACATTAGGTGGTAATACTGTAGAAAATGATGCTTCTTTGCAATATATCGTAATTGACAAAGGAATATATGTAGAAGCTATAACATATTCGCTTCCCTTATATATTTCTGGTGGTGAACTTCCGTCACGGGATTCACCTCTTGAGTTTTATGATGTACCACAGGAATCGAAAGATGATCCAAATGTATTTGTTAAAGCCTTGTCCGACATTGATATAGTATTGAATTTTAGTTTTGAATACTATATCAGTTATAGTGATGCGTATACAACTAAAGCTGAAATTGTTCTAGGTGGGCGTTACGAAGATGGTCGTTTAGTCGAGTTGAAAAGATGGGGGTATAATAAGGGGGATGTTACTCCAAGTAATCTGAATGAATCCATCAAGATTCATCTGACTAAAGGGCAGGCTTTATTTTTTGATTTGAATGTAACATTTAACAGAGTTAATGCTTCTACTGGCAATATTTATTTTCGTAATTTCAAATTTGAGACACGCTTTACTTCTCGAGCTAACCCTATCTATGTGGATGCAATAAGACCTATTGATGTGTTAAACCGATTGCTTAAAAGCATGAATGGTGGAAATGAAGGTATCTATGGTGAAATAGCTTCAGGTGTTGATGAAAGGTTAGATAATTGCGTGATATTAGCTGCTGAAAGTATCCGTGGAATCCCCCAAGCTAAGCTATATACTTCTTATACAAAGTTTAAAAACTGGATGGAAACAGTTTTTGGCTTTGTGCCTGTGATCAATGGTGTCACTGTTTTTTTTAAACACCGGGACAAATTGTTTAGTGATAACAATGTAAAGGATTTAAACAGCAGCTTTTCTAGTTTTGAGTATAAGGTTGATTCATCAAGAATATATTCTTTGGTTAGGGTAGGATATGATAAACAGGACTATGAAAGTATGAATGGTCGTGACGAATTCCGATTTACTACTGAATATACTACTGGCATTGATATAACTGATAATGTATTAGAGTTGATTAGCCCTTACCGTGCTGATGTTTATGGAATTGAATTCTTATCGCAAAAGAGAGGCCAAGATACAACGGATAGTGAAAGTGACAATGATGTGTTTTTTGTTTGTGCCAGTACTACATTACATGATAATGGCGGAGTACAAACATATAAAGAGTATAGGCTTATAAGGAGCGGTTGGGAAATAAGTGGTGTACTTGATCCTGAAACGATGTTTAATACCATGTATTGGCAAGGAGGCATATTGCAAGCAAATGCCGGCTATATTGGTATGTTTACTAAAAAACTATCTTATTCTTCTTCTGACGGTAATAGTGATGTTGTTGTCAATGGTATAGGAATGAAAGATGATTTTAACGTTGAAAGTGGTATTATAACTTGTGGAGATGTTTCATTCACAACTTATAATGAAGATATTCCACCAACAGATGATGAAACGATTAAAATCTTAAAAGATGATCTAGTTTACGAGGGCTACATCAAAGAGGTGAGTAGTACAGTTGAGAGAAACGAGGGAGTGAAGTATGATTTATTTGTCCGTTCAATAACAAAAGCCTAGAAATATGATTATAAGCCCGTTTACCCCACTGTTTTTTTCTCCGTCTACCGATAAATTTGGAGCGAAGAGTAAATATGTGCAATTATTCGCACGTACAGACAGGATTTTTGTTGAATTGATTTTGACAGCCAAAGAGCAGGAGCCTATAGTTTACATTAATAATCTTTTAAGTAATATATCTACACCTGTATCATTAAGCTCATGGAAGATGAATGATGATAAGATTCTTTATTTCTATAACATTTCATTGCTTCCATGTGGATACTATACTGTAACAGTTAATGGGAATACGAGTGAGATTTTTAAAGTTACGGACGATGAATGTGAGTTATCAGAAACCAGCCTTATTCAGTATTCAATGAAAGATAATAAGCAGCGTCTTGATGCTGTCTGGTGGATAGATGGGATGCAATACTTTTTTGATTTTCGCGTTCCTGGTGGTTTCAAAGATAACGGATGGACGTTCGGTGTGGATAATGAGCAGTTCGTGACCTCTGATGAGGATATTGTTGAGCTATTCAGCCACGAATATACAACAGTATTATTCACGCTTGGAAATGGGATGGGATGCCCTGTGTGGTTTGCTGAATTATTGAATCGTGTCTTATGCTGTAATTACGTCTACTTTGATGGTGTTCGATATACCAGAAAGGAAAGTAATGTTCCGGAACTTAACCAGCAAATAGAGGGATTGAAGAGTTTTGTGTTCAATCAAATGTTACAGAAGGTAAGAACGATGAATCCAGTTTTGGAATGGAATAACCAGCTTGCTATGAGGTGTGTACAAAGCGGTGCTTATAGGATAGCAGATGATGAAGGAATGCGTAGTATCAAGTATGGTTCAGAAAGTGAGGTTGCAGAGGTCGGAGCATATATCAATATGACTAAGGCTATTCCTAATACTGGAGTTTCTATTAATAGTGATACTATGGTTACTGTCAACAGTATTCATCACCCAGGTGTTGATGAAAATTCATATTGGGATTTGATTGCAATCAAGACGACTGACATAGATAACAAGTATATTGGTAGAAGAGGTTACGGTAAACTTACAGTTAATGGACTGGATAGACTAAAGAACGATTTGGACAACGGTTCGATAAATTTGCGTGCTGTACTATATAAAGGAGATTCGTATACTAACCTCATTGAAGGGAGTGTAATCAGTAGGGATGGTGTATGTGTCTTGAAAGGTATTAACGGTGGAGATATTGGTGCTCTGAAGGAGTTCCAACTTTATCTTGATAATGTCTATGATTGCGACATAGATAATCTTGGTATGACCATTGAGCTTGTATGGGTATATGAAAATGATTAAAAAAGAGAATTATGACAGAAACAGAAAAACAACAGATTATTAGCCTTGTGTTACAAGCGTTGAAGACAAACAGTCTTACAATAGAGCAACTGACTGATACAACAGAGCTATCCAAAGATATGTACGTTGAAGTTAGTGGCGGTCGGAAAATATCTATTGATTTACTTTCAAGTACCATTGCTAAAATGGTGAATGGGGATTTTGATGCATTAGTGGAGAATGTCAATAAGATTGCAAAAGATTTATCGGATGGAGACGCCGAGTTATTGAAACGTATAACAGGAGTGTCTGATAAATCCAATCCTTTGACTGACCCATTTAAAAGTATTGGCTCTTTTACTACTATTGGTAGCTTTAAAGATAAATTAAAAACAATGTATTCCGGGGATTCTTCTATTGGGAATTATCGGTGTATTTTGTCTGTTGATTCGTCTAAGATTCCTGTAAATATACAAATTGAACGGTTGGAGCTTGATAAGGTTTGTCAATCATTCACTTCGTGTATACAACTGGCTACCATGTCAGACAATGCCGAAGGTGTATATTTAGGTACAGTTTGTACAATCTCACGAATAGGTATTGTTTCCAATGAGAGTGTTACATGGGGCAAATGGACCTCTGTAATAAATGACTTTGAGGAAAGGATAGGAAAAGCGAACGGTATCGCTCCTTTGAACGAAGAAAGTAAAGTTCCTTCTGAATGTCTGCCTGAACCGTTGTCTCTTGGGGAAGGTGAAGAAGAAGCTTTCCCCGGCAACCGTGGAAAGTCTTTGGAAGATACAATGAAAAATATCCCTTCCGATATAATCAAACCGGGTTCTTTCTCCGTCCTGTCTGACGCTTCCTATCTCAATGTGTATTTTAAGAAAGTGTCCAAAACAACCGGTAAAGAAACGGACGACAGCTTCCGTCTGCCTTCTGCTACCCTTGAACAAGCCGGCCTTTTGTCCGCCGAGGATAAGCAAGCCCTTGAGGATATGAAGAGCGGCACGCCCGCTGACGATGTAACACACCCCATCGTCATTGTTGATGAGATCCGCCCATTGAAAGACGGCTACTATACCCTTGAAACCGCTATTGCCGCCATTGTCTCCTATCAACAGGAATCTGGCGTCAAATATGAGCGAACGGGTCTCATCATTACTTACAAAACAGGCGAGTATGAAATGGAAACCCGGCAGTTCCAGGGTGCTGTGTCCGATTTTGCGACCCCTTCTCTTTGGAAACCCTTCGGGAATGGTGGTGGCGGTTCCGTTGTTGAAACTTCCGATGAACCGGCGGAAGGGGGAAAGGATGCCTTTTCAACTGGTGGCGCCTATGCCTATGTTCCGGCCAACCTCGACGTAAACGTGGAAACAGAAGGCATCGTAAAACTTCAGATGAAGAACGCTGCCGGTGAAACCCTTGGCGATGAAGTGCAGTTCGCTATCGGCACGGGTGGCGGCGGTCAAACTGGCGGTACCATTGTTGCCATTGCTTTCCAGTCGACACCTGTCTATGGCTCTTACGGCTCCACGCTACGAACCTTTGCCGCCATTCGTTCCGTGACCTCGAACGGTGTCGAATCCTCTGACAACCTGATTGAGAAACTAGAACTCGTAGACCGTGAAAGCGGGCTTACCGTCTGGACTGAAACCGTCAACAAAGCATCTTCCGGTGACATGAAGGACTTCTCCTTTGAACTGGACTTCACCGCATACTTTACGGCTGCCGGTACTCGGAAATTCAAGCTGATAGCCACTGACGAAAGCGGCAATACCGGTTCCAAGAATGTCAATGTAACAGCTGTTGATATTACCTGTACCTGTGTGCAGGTGCTCAACTATACCCCTGAAACTCTGCTTACTCCGACAACTGAAAGTTTCAGCCTTCCACTCTATAAGTTCGGAAACAATACCTCTGATAAAGGTATCAGTGCCCAGGTTGACATTAAGATTAACGGTGAATGGCAATCCTTGTCTACCGCCGTTGTCAATGACAACTACTCGCACTCCGTCGTAATCCGTCCTGCTTCCCTCGGCCTAGAACACGGTACCTATTCCTTGCGCATCCAAGGAACGGATGTCGCATCCGGAGTGAAAGGAAATGTCATTTACACGGCTGTCATGGTAATTGACCCGAATAGTTCCACACCTCTTGTCGCCTTGAGATACGATGATAAAAACGGTGGAGTAGTCCGACTGTACGAAACCGTAGAACTTGATGTTGCCTGTTATGACCCGTTGGAAATGACTTCACCCGTCAGCGTGAAAGCCAATGACGTGCAGGTAACACAAATTGCTGCCAGTCGTAACAAAACCTATCAGGTCAAACAACAACTGCAGGGCTACAAGGCTGACGGCACCGATACGGTCAACTATACCGCCGTATGCAAGGACGTGACTAGCGAACCTGTCCGGGTGACAGTTAGCGGTTCCGCCATTGACGCCGCCATAAAAGAAGGCGCCATCTATAACTTTGACTTCTCATCCCGTACCAATCAGGAAACTGACCATAGCATTGTCAGCGGTAATTATGAAATGAAAGTGGACGGTGCCAACTGGACTACCAACGGTTTTGGCACATTCTTGGGTGAGAACTGCCTTCGCGTAGCCGAGAATGTGGGCGTGTCATTAAACCATGCCCCGTTTGCCGGCTCGTCCATCGAATCCAACGGTGCCGCCATCCAGTTCGCTTTCGCTTCCAAGAACGTGACCGATGATGATGCCCTGCTCCTTAGCTGCTATGACGAAACGTCCGGTGCCGGCTTCTATGTCACCGGCCGGGTGGTCGGCATCTTCTGTAACAATGGCGTTTCCCGTCGTGAAGAACGCGCCTATCGACAGGGTGAAAAGATAACCGTAGCCGTGGTTGTTGAACCTGCAAACAACTACGTTGAACGTGACGGCACACGGTATTCCATGATGAAACTCTTCCTCAACGGTGAGGAAGTCGCCTGCCTTGGTTATGTTCCGGGCGGCGGCTCCCTGATTCAGACCAAGTATATAACGATGGACGGCAAACTGGGTGATTTGTATCTTTATTACATGATGGCCTGGAACTCCTATATGGAATGGGCACAGGCGTTCAAGAACTACCTTGTCCGTCTGACCGATACAGAGGTAATGGTGAAGGAATACGCCTTTGAGGACATCCTTAAAAGCCAGACAGCCGAGGGTAGTACCCAAAGCCGCCCGTCGGCTGCCGAAATCTATTCACGCGGTATGCCTTACATTGTCGAATGCCCCTATGAAGGCTCCGATATAGAAGCACTGGACGGCACCACTTCCACCAGTACGAAGATATACATCACGCTCTATTACTTTGACCCCGAACGCCCGTGGCGTAACTTCAAGGCCGTGAGTGTCCAAACCCGCAACCAGGGAACCACCTCTGCCAAACGCCCGGTAAAGAATAAACGCTACTACCTCGCCAAGAGCAAAGGCAAAAACAAGGACACTCGAATCATACTACTTAATCCGGACGATACGACGGAGGAAGGACGCCGTGCAATAGCCTTGGCTGCCATCAACAAAGTACAGGTCGGTGATAATACAATCCCGGTCGATGTCATTACCGTAAAAGTCGATTACTCCGATTCCGGCAATGCGAACGACTGCGGCGCCTGTGAAATGATGAACGTTACATACCGTGCCTTAGGTGGTAACTATATGACACCTGTCCAACGTGCATTTGACGGAACATTTGACAGCGGTGACTTGCATATCGAAGACTTGCAGATGAACCACTCTACCGCCAATCACCCGGTAGCCACCTATCGGTGTAAGGATGACAGCCTGCAAAACGTCTATTTCCATGCCAAAGGCAACTGGAAAGAAGACAAAGGGGAACAGTTCGCCCTCGGCTTCAAAGATACCCCCGGCTATAACAAAGGTTGCCTGAATTATGGTGACTTCATAGAGTTCTTCGGTACTCCTGACGAAACTTTAGACGCAATTGAGATACGCTTCAAACAGACTGACGGAGTCGATACGGACAGCGTGTACCTGCTTTCCCTGTATTGCGGTAGTTCGTACCGGATAATGAGGTATCAGGACAGCTCATGGAAAAAGCAGTCCGGTTCCATGAAGTATGAAAACGGCAAATGGAATGTCACCGGTGACGTCCTGAATCCGGTTGAAGGTTTCGAACTTCTTAACTACCAAGGTATGGACTGGTTTCAGGGCGTCGGTTCTGTTCAGGATATGATGGCCATGAAAACGGACAAGTCCTCATGGGTTCAAAAACTCGTGGATAACGGAACTATCTCTGCTGATACCTTCCCGGCATGGACTTACTACTTTGAATCGCTTGTCGATGATGACCAGCTCGCCATTGATTACGCTTTGGGTAAGAAAGTGCCCTATAACCTCTACCGATGGTTGCGCTTCTGTGATTCCTGCGATTACTCCAAAGGCGGGAACTGGCAAAGAACATGGAAGGAAAACCTGTATAAATACGCCTGCCCAGAAAGTGTCTTGAGTTATGACATCTTCACCGACTACCTTGCCGCCACTGACCAACGCGCCAAGAATATGCAGCCGATGTGGTTCTTGGAAGAGTATGCTTCCGTAACAGACGGTGTGTACAGCTCCGAGGATGCCATGCGCATGTACCTGAATAAAATCTATGACTGCGATACGCTCAATAGCAAGGACAATGACGGTGGTTGCACGGTTGATACCGAGGTGGACCCCAACCGGACGAGCGATGAAACATTCACTAACCCTTATGCTGGCTACGGCTCCGTTCTGTTTAATAACATCTATCTCCAGCAAGTAGTGTGGACTGACTCATCCGGTACGGAACTCTCCCTGCGTACCGTTGCCGCCGCCATGCGTAACGTTCAGGCGACCATTGACGGCGTCACCCTGCACCCGTTCTCACCCGAAGGAGCTACGCATTTCTTCATTGACAAACGGCTCAAAAAATGGCAGAAACTGGTTAGTTCTTACGACGGTGAACGGAAATACATCTCCTATACCGCCACCTCTGATGCTATTTACTTCTATGCCCTGCAAGGTCTTGGACTTACCGCCCTTCCGTCTTTCATCGAAAGACGTTGGCGTATTCGTGACGGCTATTTCCAAACTGGTGATTTCTTCAGCGGTGTAATTTCCGGGCGCGTATCTTCCAAATCAAACGCCACCATCCGGATTGTCGCTGCTAAAAACGGTTACTTCGGTGTCGGCAATGACGCTAGCGGCAACCTTTCCGAAAGCTGCTTCCTTGAAGCGGGCGAAGAATATGTATTCACCAACTTCTCACATGAGGAAGGCGCCTTGCTGTATATCTATCAGGCTGACCGCATGAAGCTGCTCGACCTGTCTGAAATCTCCCTGTCAAGTACGGTGAGCTTCTCCGCCATGCAACTTGTGGAAACCCTTATCTTGGGCTCTGACACCCATACAGAACAATCCATCGGTTCTTACGCACCGCTTACCTCGCTGAACTGCGGCGAAATGCCCTTCCTCGTATCACTCGATATCCGGAACACACAAATCGCTACGCTCGTTACCGACAAATGCCCACGTATCGCCCATATCAATGCGTCCGGTAGCAAACTGGAGAACATCACTCTTGCAGAGACTTCTCCGATTAATGACATCTCTCTTCCACCAACAATGACAAGCCTCCGTTTTGTCGGTCTTCCTGAACTGACCTATACCGGTCTTTCCGCCCCGTCCGGCCTGCAAATAGAATCCATGCCGAACGTCCAACGCCTGCGTCTTGAAACGTCGCCTCAACTTGACGCCATTCAGATGCTCCGTGACGTCCTCGCTTCACAAGCGGCATCCCGTAAACTTTCCATGCTCCGTATCTCGAACATGACACTGAAGGCTGACGGCTCCGAGCTTCTTGCCATTCTCGAATATGGAGTCGCCGGTATGGATGAGGACGGTAACAGACAGGATAAACCGGTAGTCAACGGCACGTACGAACTGACGGTTATCCGTGAAACGGATGAAATCGAATCCCTTGAATCCGGTATCGACGGCCTTGTCATCCTTACCGTCATAGATGCCTACATCGACCTGATCAACTGGTTCAATAATGAGTCTTATGGCGGGGAACCGTACTACGATAACGTAACGCTGGACAACATCAATGAAGTCCTTGAATATTATAACGGCGAAACCTACGAGGAATATCTCGAACGGTTTGCTGAAGACAATATGGATATTAATGATTTAATTAACAAGTAACTATGACTAATGAACAAAGCGCCACGCTGCTTCGCTTGAACAAACAGGCACAAGTAGCAGCACTGAACGCCGTTGGATTCTCGGATATCACCGAGAATTCCCGCGCATCTGAATTTGGACAACGTATCAAGTGGGCCGCCGGCCTGTTTGACCTTACTCTTGCCTGTAACCGTATTTCTGATAACTCCAAGGCATACTTTACCGCTGCCGAATGGAATTCCCTTACGCTTGCTAATAAGCAACTGTACATCAAACGCGGGCTTCGTATCCGTGCCCACGGACACTCCTTCGTAATCGCCGCCCAGGAGTGCTATAATGCCGATATGACTACTACCTTCTATTGGGGCGGTCAGGGTAAAGCCATAGACGGCCTGAATCAAAAAGGACTGGGTGCCATGTACGGCTGCTTCACGGGTGAGGAAGATACCGAGCTGATCATCACCGGCCTGAAGGACCAGAACAATAGCGGTGTAATCGGTGCGCCGGCTGCTGAAGCTGCCCGTGCATACCGTGCCTACACTTTGGAAAGTGACGGTATCGAGGATGAATCCAACTGGTTCCTTCCTTCATCCGGCCAAATGCTTCTGATGTACCGCTACCGGGATAAAATCAATGAGATGATGCGTACCTTTTGGAGTAGTGACAGTATGCTGATGACTGATAAATACTACTGGTCATCAACAATTTGGGATGTAAACTCCGCCTGGGCGTTCGAACTGAATACCGGGCGTATTACGAATCAAAACAAAAATTCAAATCTTCTCCATGTGAGAGCTGTTGCTTCCGATGCCATGCTTCTGCGCCTGAATAAACAAGACCAGATAGAAGCCTTACAGTCAATTGGTTTTACAACCGTGAATGAAAACACCCCCGCAAGCGACATCGCCAAATATATGCAATGGTCAGGTACGCTTCTTGACCTTTCTTTGGCTACGCTCCGGATTGAAGACGGTGAACAAGTCTTTTTCACGGCTTCCGAATGGAACTCCATGAGCGCGAATAATCGCTCCAAGTATATCCGTATCGGCATCCGACTTCGCGCCGAATGCCACCAGTTCATTATCGCCAAAAGCGACTGCGTTGACGCAGGCGGCAATAAAACGTTCAAATGGGGTGGCTACGGAACTGACCTACGCGGCCTGAAAAACTACGGCAGTGGTAACCAAGGACTCTATGATACCTTCGACGGCAAGGAAAATACCGATGTTATAATAGAAACCCTTGCAGGCGTCAAGGACACCCAGGGAACTGTCGGCGCCCCTGCCGCCGAAGTTGCCAGAGCCTATAAAGCCTGTACGCTTGAATCTGACGGAATTGAAGATACAACCGTGTGGAACCTGCCCGCATTGGGTGAACTTATGCTTATGGCCAAGTATAAAACCGAAATCAATGAGCTCATAACTTCTATGCTTGGCAATCAAAATATATTTACAAACGACTGGTATTGGTCTAGTACCGAATATGACGCTTCCAGCAGTTGGAGCGTGCACTTCAACGGCGGCACCGTC